ACTTAGTGATTCGGAAAGGGACGATGGCACTAGATTAGACGTGGGCTACATACCTTACACGGTTTTGCACATCACTACTCGATATAAGGGGACTAACGCTAACACAGCCACACCTATACTAGTCGACAGCCAAAATAACCCTGTTGATACATCTACATGGCAAAGAAACCTTCGTGGTGAAAACTACACTAGTGTTGCCGGTGACCACATAATTCCAAAGGTAGATAGTCCTATGATTACTTTAAGTTCAATTTCGAGTGCTCATTTGGTTTTAGCAAGTAATACTTACATGTACTCTATTTGTGTACCCGGTTCGGATAACGCAGAAAGTTGGGGCGAGCGGTTTACTCTTTGGTTAGGTTCTAATGAATATGCAGAAGTAAAAAGTCACAGGGGTGGCTCTGATGCAGAAATAAAATTAGATTATTCTGCCGCTACAGGCACTAGTACCAATTTCAATAACTCTACTATTTCCGGCACTGAAATTCTCATGCGGAATGGAGATGTCAAAAACGGTATGAAAACGGATGGCATTCGTAGAGCCGGTAGTAAAATGTCTAGTCCATTCCTTTACTTCAGAGGCGGTAGAGATAGTCCTGACCACTGGGTACCACTTTACTTTGGTGGTGGTTTTAGTGGAGTAGTAATGGACATCAATGACGGTACGCAAAATGATTACGGTGAATTCTACACTCACCCATACGCTGGTGGCCCAACAGGTTCTGCTGGTCTACAAAATGTTGGAGAAATCGCTGGTTCCTATGCTTTACTTGACACTAACGCTATGTTAGCAATGTTCCCCGGTACACCCTACTTAGATGACCACAAAGGGAAAAACAATCCACCGATGTTCAACCAAGATGGTATTTTGACGTTTGATATGGCAAAAGGTGCTAACACTAAGGCCACTGGTATTACTTACACTGATTTAACAAACACAGTTTCAACTAACATACCTAGCCCAATCATACTCAGATTTGCTCACCCTCATGCAAGATATAGTGCAGAAGGTGACACTTTGGACCAAACTGTGTACATGGTGTTTGGTCCCGGTCAAGCATTCCCTCACAACACCGCTGCATTTGAACCACAAGGATCGAACATAGTCACTACAGGGAACGGGTACAGTGCCGTTCCAATTTATACAACAGGTGACTCTCCGTCATTCTTACCAAATCAATTAGCGAATGGGCATGATACTTCAAGCGGATTTAATCGAACATTGGCTGCATCTGCACACTTGCCACGAACGTCATTTTTCCAAAAGAACAAAGTTAGAGGCTTTAATTACGATATGAATTGGGAACCAACTAAAGGACTCCCTAGTGTTCTCGCTAGCGGTACTGGAGAAATGCTTCAGACTTACGATAAGGCATTTTATTACGAAGGTACAGACTTACAATATCCTAGCGGCTTCATTGCACCATCTGCTCATCCTTTCAACTATCCTTTTACTGATATTAATGGTAACCATTTGGAAAGTAGCACTTACCCCACTACCAAAAAGGCATTTGCGATTTGGCACATGGATGGTGGTTACCATCCCGGAGGACACTTCCTCGATAACCATATCAATCTCAATCCTAAACATCCTATTGAGACAGGTAGGCTTGCTACAGGTAGTGCTAACAAACACAATGTGTCTGCGTTTAGACCATGTGGTTTGTTAGCCGAGGCCTATCTAGCGGCCTATGGAAGTGGCTCTGAGGATAGCCAACTGAGTGATGCTAACATAGTTTTGATAGACGCTACCCGTGTACAGAATGCAGAAGAATTAGGTGCAGTAATTAGCGCATCTATCAACACATTCCCCGGTAAAGATCCACTAAAAGCAATTGGTGGTACATTCCTGCCTTCTATGCAAAACGCACACAAGCAGGATAGATACGGTTGGGTAGAACTTGCAGTAAATCAGTATACTGCGGAGTCAGGTGGTACTGCTGCCAGCGTTAGAGTAACAAGCACGGCTACTACTTTACCTGATTATGGTTGGCTCAGATTTAGCGGTAGTGAAGCAGGGTTCGCACCCTATGTCAGTCAAACAATTAGTTCACCTAACACTACCTTTACATTAGGCAAAGGACCCACAACTACCTCTGTCTCTGCAATTTCAATCATCAGTCCAGCAGGAACAGGTGGATATACAGCGGCAAGTAATGTAGTCACTGATGGCTCCGGTGGCTCACAGAACGGTAATGGTTTGACAGTCGATATCACAGTCAATGGTTCGGGACAAGTAACTGGTGTAACAATAAACAATCCGGGTTCAGGGTATGTTCCCGGCGAAGAAGTAATTATTATTCAACCCGGTGCTAGCGATGATGCTAGAGTAACAATCGATGATACTACTGGTAACACCAACGTCACCAGTCCTGTTACAGGGGCAGATATTACTATTGATAGTAATTACAAAGCATATGTTTGGACAAAGGCAGGAACACACAGACACAATAACGACAGTAGTGTTACTTCAAGAGACCACATGTGCCAAGTGCATTACAACGGCTTGATTGATGCAATTGATAGAACTAAGCCAGTTGGCGCAGTAGGGTGGGCTGGCGAAGCATATTCCTATCTCAATTCATACACCGGTACTCAAATAGGTTCAGGAGTTTACCCTGCTGGACTTGGTGCTTGGCATCCGTTCCTCGGCTTCAATCCGTATGGCGCAGCAGAAACATGCCTTGCATCTTCAGCCCCTGTAGGTACGGGCGATGTTGCTACCGCTACTTTCTCAGAAGCCTGTGTAAACGGATTATCATCGAGGCATTTGATTGCAATAACTAATGAAAGTGAATTACCACTGATTGCCAAAGCAGACAGAGATGGCATTCTATGTTCAGGCGATTGGTTAATGGCAAAGGAAAATGGTAACATTCTACATGCCGGTACTATTCAATGGGACACTGACAAAGTCCACAATAAGTCTAGGTATGTTGCTTATGCTAACGCTGGCCCTCGTGTAGAAGCACAAATGCACACCGGCTTCACAAGGCCTTTTGACAACTCAGATTATCCTGCTTCCGGCAGCGCACCTACTGACGCTGAATGGCATCGCACTATACAGTCAGGTGATATGGTACAAGCAAACCCTTGTCTGCATCCAACTGGTGATTTGTTTTGGGATGAGAGTATAATTAAAGGCTCAAACTTCCATGAGGATTTTGGTACATACGGTGTGGAATGTATAGGTAATAGCGGACTAGACGATTACTTGAATCCTTCAGCAGCAGTCACCGCTATGCCTCATCCCGGTCTATTTGGTTACTATGAAAAGCGAAGTGCTGCTCGTAACTTTTCGGCTGAACACATCGTTTGGAAACGAATGGATGGTGGTAGCCTGACTATGCCTGCTGCTAATGCAAGAGGACTAGGTGCTGTACCTTGGGTAAAGCGCAAAGACGGCAGTGATTACAAGTTAGTCGGAGAGAAGGTGCTGGGCAACGTCAGGTTTAGTTTTGAATCTACTAACTCCGCCATGTTCCCTGTAATACAGGCTCAGGAACTGTCTCACCCACAACTAGCAGAACAACACCCAATAGAAATTAAGAACGCACTAATGATTCCAAACGAGGAGTTACAGTTCCAAAGCATGACTGTTGTTGACGATACAGGTCAAGAGCACAGGCTAGAGGGTGGCTCTCCGCTAGGCACAGTCATCATGGACTTTAGACATGTCAGTGACAGAGAGATACAAGGTCTAGCACCAGCCCTTGCAGGTACAGGTGTCTCTCCTAACATGAAGATTAGGTTACCTAATCCTGACGAAATACCCGGCAATGTCATTGTAAGGCCCGGATTCGATCGCATCCAAGCCTATCAGAATGAGACTATTGGTTCAGGTGGTTTACAACATCCAGCACAACCAATACAACATATCACGGATATGTTCGATAATACATATGCAGGTCCCCGCCTTTGGCCTACTTGGGAAAACAATGGGTGGGAGCACTTGAGCCAAGACTTAGTTGATGTTGATATTGATAAGAATGAACATAGGTTGAATTTCCCTGCATCTACTTCAGAAGGCTGGCAAGACCACACAGGTAACAAACCACTCTCTACTTCTTATGAGCCGCACGACAGGAGTTTGTATTTCCATGTAACAAAAATGGGCGTGAGTATGACTCACAGAGATGATGTTGATGAATTGACATATTCTAGTTACAGTGGTTCCGTCATTACAGTTGGTAGTGCTCCTGAATCTGCTACTTGGTTAGATACATCAGAGCAGAGTGGCGGTAGATATTTCCTCAGAGTTTACGACCCTAATACTGACAAGGGAGTGATTGCTTCTTACACAGGTGTTTCAGGTAGTACCTTTACAGGAGTAGTATACTCTCCTGACTTTGTAGAATTTGTTACAGGTAAGACTGGTTTGAAGGTTGTTCCTTCTTACTACATGCCTGCAGGTAGCACTCGCATATTTGCATCTCGCAGACTCCGTGACCACAGTGAATACAGTGGTGCAAGTCCTGATATGAAAATTACAGATTGGCACACCCTTTACACTAATTTACCCGCAAATACCGGTGCCATGGTTAAGCCGTTCTCTACTGCCCATGATAATCTAACTAAGCCTAAGATGACACCTATGCCTATTCCAAGAATGGGCCATCACTATGTCAATCCAACTATGGCTTTGCTGCCGGGTCATTACGCCCACCCTGCTTATCAGAGGCTGTATCAACTGAATCAAAGTTGTAGGACATCCAATAACGCACCTGCAATAGACAGTTTAGTTGGTACAAATGAAGCAACTAGAACTAGCGGTACTGCAACTACAACTACACATGAACCGGGTCGAGACCCTTACATCTATTTCTCCGGCCCAACTGCTGCATTCTCTCCATCCGATATACACGGTGGAGGATTTACACTGTTGACTGAAACCAAAGTCAAGTACGAAGGCTACGGTATCGCTGCATCTGTAGGAGATGCAGGTACAAAGAATGCTGCTGGTGGGCACGAATTAGTGTTAGAAGCGGCTGGCACATACACACTCAACAACCATTTCCCCGATCCGATGGAGGTAGGGGCTTATCAAATTGTAATACAGCCTAACGTCTTCAAGCAACAACTCAAGGGCTTCCATGCAAACGGACCTGCAGCAGATACACCTGATGGCTCGGTAGTGGAATTGACAGGGCAACAGGTAAACACAGTGATTGCAATTGAGCAAGATATCAGTACAAACGGAGCACACACGCTTATCTTGGCTGAGGCAATAATGGCCGATGTTAGAGGGTGTGAAGTAATAATCAACGAAGTTATTCTCGACATCGAACCTGATTCCGGCAGTCATTTCACAAACATGCCTACACTTGGACTTTACAACCCATTAGGTGTACAAGAGACTACTTCTTCGTCACTGACTCGCAGAAGTTTGCCATACAGACCGGGAATGTTTAGCAGTGCTACTCCGGGTTACACTGTAACCATTCCTTGGTGGGGCATATTGCACAAAGGTGGTGCTGGTAGTGCCGGTGCTAGTAAATTCAAACATTTGGAGTGGCACAAGCCTGACAACTATTACGAATTCTGTAGAATGTCTTACGGTTGTGTAGGTGCACAGATTACAATTGCTGGTTATCCTACATCTTTCATGGATATCTATGAAGTACACAGGCGTAATAGGAGCCTAAATCCAACTTGTGTAGTTCTCTCTGTAAACAGCGGTGCATCTACTATCACCGTTGACAACAATGATTTGTTCCCTGTAGAGCCTTATTACGATGAGGAGTTGGAATATACAAAGAATGGCATAAGGTACACTGCGACATATGGAAATAGAACAGGTACCCTTGCACACGCCACTTTGGGTGAATCGACTACATTTGAAAGTGTAACAGGTAGCACAGAGTTTTGGGCTAACATTGGTGCAGATACAATTCTCAAACTAACGAGACCTTACAATACATACGCTTCTGATACTATTTATACTGATACCAAATCAAGCATTGCTACAAGATTATTCCCACCGAGAAAGTTGGAAGACAAGTTCAGCAAATCATTGGTTGATGGAACTGGAGATACAAACAGTCTGCATTTACCCGACGCATACTTGTGTTTGTGGCATCCGAATCTAGGTAGACCGTTTACTTGGTACAGTGATACTGCTACTGGTGGCACACGTAATTTCTACGATAAAACGGGAGTCGCAGATACACCCGTAGACAAGAAACCGTATAACCACGTACCTGAATACTTTGAGACTATTCACTATCACGACTTCAACTATGTTGCTAGTAAGGGGCCATTTGGTTTTGCTATGAAGTGGGTTGCTCCGCCACATGACGCTGATAACGATGTATTCACAGCGTTATTCCACGACGGTTCAATATACACTGCTGCACAGATGGATGCCCGTGTAGACGGAATGGGTACGCTTGACCACCAAGGAGGTACAGATGGCTCAGACAAGTATAACTTCGCAGGATTTTGGCCGGGTGGTTCTCATGGTGGCGGAGGAGTGAGTCGCTTAGAATCATATACCTCTGCATTGATTGGCTGGGGTGGCGAAACTCACGGAATGGACTGTGGTGGCTTTGATGACAATACAGGAATTAGAACTCGTACCTACGCTGAAATGACATCTGCATCAGCATATGCTCGTAACTATTGTTTTGGATTCAGATTTGGAATTCGACAGGCTTACAACAGACCTCGCTGGTCTAACTATGTAAGGGGCTGGTTAGAAGTCGCTGACTCAAACGCACTACATGGGTACTATCACGGACCATTTGTTCAGCAAGATAACAAGACTAGCGGCTGGGATTATGTCGGTGCTGATAGTGGTGATGGTGCTCCAAGCGATGTCGATTTCAATGCTACTTACATAGGAATACTAGAGAGATTAACACAAATCAGTGCACTGTTGAATCAAGACCAAATCGGTAGACAAGTAAGATATAGTGACGGAAGAAGAATGACAGAGCCATTCGGTTGTGCAGTTAGAACTATACGAAACGCATCTACGGTTAGGAGAGAATACCCCGGCGACCACGCAGGCAAAGGTATTGCAGAGTTAGCAGATGCACACAGGTATTACTTGGTCGATTGGTGGGGCAATACTCGTGGAGAAGATGTCCGCAGATTCCCTGTCAGAGGCTTTGGTATTAGGCCATCTTGGGATCCTGAAGACGCTTACAAAGATACGAACGTAACTCACAGGCCAGCAGCACATGACTTGTTCGGCGGTGACGGTAATGACCGTTACAGCGGTAACGCAAACACTGCTAACAATGACGCTAGTAACATGGGCACTGCAGATTGGTTTAACCCAGCCAGTGCTATGCGTGTCGGTGACAGAGGTGACGGAAGAGGTGTCCGCTGGCCTACAGTATTCAACGAAAGTATGTTGATGGATGTTAGCGAAACTCATGAAGCAACAGGCTTAGTTCTTTCACACAGCACTGCAGAGCCAGCATTTGGTCAGGGATTAGTTCGACCAAGTAACGAAACTCTACAAGCAGGTGAAATCGATAGAGGCATCAGTGCAAGACTCGATCTAGCGGACGAAGACGGATTACTCAAACCGAGTGCATCTGTTGGTGAAGGAGTAGAAACAGTTACTGCTGACACTAGGTTAGTAGACCCTGTTGCTAGAGATGATATCCGAATGGGACTAGATGTAGATACAATTGCTGAACTCAATGATGGTGTCAGCAGGGAATATGTCATCATGTCTACAGAGGCAGCGAGTTTGCACACTGACAGAGAAGTAGGACAAAGGACTAACCTGAGAGGGGCCATGACTGGCGGAAGTCGTACATTGGGCGACTTAGATATGACCTCATTAGATTTCAGTACTAACCCTGTTGCAGGTATTACAAGGTTCTCTAATGCACATGCATACTGGCCTTTGGGTGGAACTTACATCATGGAATGGAGTAGGTATTCGGGTGTATTAGATGTGAAAGGTTGGGGGCAAACTGGCGTGTCCACATCATCTAACCCATACCAAGATGCTAACCACGACCCTATCATACAGAACACTAACTTCACTGACTCCAAGATAGAATTCCTGTATAGGCCAGCACAAGTGTTGGATAGTAAGCACGTACAGTTCTTCAGACCTGCCCCTGTAATGAAGAGTAGTGCAGACCAAGTTGGCTCCAACTTCTATAGAGCGACAGCCGGAGGCAAATATGGACTGTTCACAAGTGATGCACCGAATGCCCTAACAGGTACTCCTAGTAGCCCACCGTATGCACCTGTATACTCAATTACACCCGGCTCTAGTCTAACTGTACCTACCAGTCAAGGTCCTAAGATTCAGGGTGTAGATGTAACGGGATATGACAAGACTGACATACGCTCTCCGGTAGCAAGAGTAGTCATGTCTGAGAACACACTTGAGCATTTCAGAGCAGATGCAAGTCGAAAATCACCTGATGATGAAGAGGGTGATTATAATGTACAACCAAGACATAGCCAAACCCTACATCCAAAAGGTAGTGACGGGGATGCATCTTATAATACAGGTGACCATAGTGGGGAGTGAACATGGCAGTAGGTAAGAATACAGTTACTGGCCGTGCTGACGCATCTCAAGATGCTATCATGAAGACAGTGCGTAAGCCTAAGTTCGTAGACAATGGTGTGCGACATGGGGAATACACTAAGCAACAAAGCGGGTTCGTAGTAAAAGCACCTACATCCAGCGATTTTATACCTACTCACGATCGGAAATATTCTCTTATCGAAGAGGAAGATACAATCAGACTCAGTCACAATTCAAGCGATGGGCACAGATACACTGGGAACATCTTTTCAAACGATGATAAGGTTACTACAACTAGTGTTTTGCCACCACTTATCATAGGTGCAGATAGCCCTGAGCAAGCCTTAGTACCTGCTTCTATAGAAAGTAGTACCAAGGGCACACGCTACCGTCTTGGAAATCTAAAGGGCGCAGAATTAAAACAAATTGGTTTTACTGACAAAAGGGTACGGATTGGTCAGAAAGCAAACGTGGGATTGCGAACAACTGACCTAGTCGGCAGGTTAGCGAGGGCTAGTACCAATTCATTGAACGGCCTCACTATCAAGAATCCTAGTGGTACATTCGTAGCGCAAGACTTCTATGGAATGGATGGGGTCAGTGCTATGCGTTTCCTAGCGAAGCACGACGGGTATAATGTGAGCACCGATCAATTCGGCAATCTACATTACTCACACCAGCAGAAACATGGCAGAGAGCACATAATCACTCAGACCATGGTTTCTGAAGGCTCAATCGAATCTGAGGGGAAAAGTACCCTCAACCGTGTAGTGGTTCGGGGAAAAGTCCGAGCCAACAACGACCAAAATGTAGTGCAAGTTGACGACTTTGGACCACAGAAAGATACAGTGAACGAGATACCCGGTGGTGTTTTCGCTCCAACTGCAGTAACTAAGGCCAGTGCTAAGGCGATTGGTCGCAGACTGCTGGCTATGACGAAGAAGGCTGAGGGTAATGAAAAGTTGATGGGTACACTCATGTCTAGTAGGGTGCAGCCGGGAGATGTAATCTCCTATGAGACCATCACAGACTCTGAAAGAAAGATAGTTCTGTCTACTAGACACTATTTGACACAGCGTAAATCAGACATCGACATCAATTCTGTCGACGGTTCTATAGAAGATATCCTGCAGCGTTTCCAAGAAGTAGACATAAGTTCTAGCACCCGTGATAATGAAGAGAGAAACAGGCAGTTCAGCCAAGAAGAGTTTGCAACAGCGTTTGATTACAAGTTCAAGATTACATGGCGTGTAGAGACTAGAGAAGTTAAGGATCCAACTGGCGGAATTGCAATTGGAATTCCAAACAGGAACACAGTAAACGGGCGCATGCATCTACAATCCACAGGAATACTCATCAACAATTCCGGCGGTCATGCAGTTGGCACTACTACCCTCACAACCGATGGTACTAATGCAGATACTGTATTTACATCAGGTGTCATCAGTGGTGGTGGGGCTGATGCATTTGTTTACAGGGGCAACGGTAACCTGTTAGGAAAAGTCAGCAGTGCAACTGCATCGTCTGTAGTGCTTGCTACTGCTTCTCCTGACTTAGTTGCAGATGATGAAGAACTATTCCAAATATCAATCGATTCACTACCTGAATCGGCTAACAGTCATCTGAAGATAAAGATGAACAAAGGTACATTCTCAAGTAGAAGGAGGGGCTGATATGCCACTATTAAATCAAGGGACAAGATTTGTGATTGACTCACTCAAAGACAGAATTAACCAAGTGGTTTTCGGATTCGGAGGCACATTGGCTAGCCAAGACGACACTGGTGCAGCGCAGCCTGCAATAGTAGTAACTCCTGTTGTCAGAGTGTTGGATGACCATACATTGTCAGTAGAGGCAAAGGTCCCTCTAAGTAGCACCTTCTCCAGTCCTCTGAAAGAAGTAGTCATTCAATACAAGAATCCATCAGATGCAACTGACACCACTGCTATAGCAAGGTATACATACGATTCTATAACTAAGACAAGCAATAACGAAATTGTATTCTCAGCAATTATTGAGGTGACACCATGACGAACCCAAAGGCAGGACACATGGCCGCTGCAGGTATGAGTAGCAGCGCAGAAGGATTGAAAGATGGAGATGGGTTATCATCTCCTAGTTTGACTAACCCATACGAAGGAATACATGGTAACGGTATCATTCGTATGTCTGATACAGCAGTAGGTACTGCTCTAAGAAATAGTATAGCAGCGTCCACACCCGGATTCATAGAAACTGCATCTTCAGGTGTAGTCACTATTCACGGTGGGTGGTGTGTACTAGATGGTGCACTGTACAAGTTTGCAGGGGGGCCGGGTAGCACTCAAGCGATTACAATAGGTGCAACCGGTACAGCCAATTTCAACGGTTCACTTCCAGCAGTTCCGTCTGCAAACAGTGACGTTTTCGTAGTAGTCTACATCTGTTCAGATAGTGGCACTACAGCAAGGATTCGATATGAAATGGGTACGCCAGTCGTACCTTCATTAGGTACCCCACTGATACCTTCAGGTTTCTTGTCTGACCCTTCCATAGGTAATACACGCAGTAATCACCAGTCGATTGTATTGGCTGTGCTCCGCTATACTATGACTGGAGGGGCTGCAAACGTGACTGCTTCTCTAAACGCTACTCCGGTGCTACATGACAGGCGGGTTTTCATTAGAAGTAGCCCTATCTATCTACAGCACATGACAAAGGGTGGAATTACAACAGGAACTGGTTTCCACACTTCTGCTAACGCTATTGATTCGCATCAGGATCTCGCAGCACTCTACGGCGGTAATGAAGCGGGTGATTTGACTGACAGTGAGTATGGGGCTATTTGGCAAAGTCATACCCCTGATTCACATTCTATGTTATATTACGCTGCTTCCAAAACGCTAGGTGGCACGAAGGCAATGCATACGCACAGACTTGGTCCCAATGAAGTAAGCATAGTGACTGCTGACACCTCATTTACCTTCGACCAAGCAAACATATGGTTAGTGAACCCTAATGGAGGCAGTGCCCACGCTACACTTACACCTAGTGGTACATTTCCACCGGGTCATGTGATTGAAATTAGAAACATATCCACTAGCGGCTCCTACAACACGGTGTTCAATGCTAAAACAGACAATGCCTCTGCTGCTGACATCAACATAGCCAATGGCAAGTATGCTAGATTTGCATACGATGGCACATCGTGGCATCTACTGATTCTACAGGCTTGATACTATGGGTAAATTACTCGCAGAACTACAGATAGAATGCGTCAACTGCAACGAGAAAAGCATTCCTCTTGTAATTAGAGGCGTTTACTTTTCCGGCAAAGGTACGACAATTCAGGAATGTCCGATTTGCGGACATATGTCCAAATTGGGTGAAAAGTCACTACCTAAATCTAAGTCTAGCAAGGTCCGCAGGTTTCCCTACGGGCGTTTTGCTAGAGAATTAGTTACTGCTTCTAGGCAATAATCACTCGCCACGCTTACCGATGATGTCATCAATACGCAGGATGCTGATAGTGACTTCACTTGCGGACTGAATAGCCTGCTTGACTAGATTCAATGGCTCCCATACATCGGCCTCTTTCATCGATGTAGTCCCTCCATCCTCGATATCGGGTCCGTAATCGATGTTGCCTGACAGATGCTCATTTCTGAGTGCCAGTACAGTGTCCAGTGGATCGTGACCTGCATTCTCAGCGATAGTAGCAGGGATTGTCTCTAGTGCGTCTGCAAAGGCATCGATAGCCATTTGAGCACGGCCACCAATCTCTGCCGCTCTGCTTCTTAGATTGATAGCGGAGTTGAGATATGCTGCGCCTCCTCCCGGTACGACTTCAAGAGTATTGTATGCCAAGCACACTACACCAAGAGCATCTTCAAAGCCACGCTCGGTTTCATCGAGTGTCTGCTTAGTAGCACCTCTGAGGATGAGAGTAGTAACTTCACCCTTACCTTTGACTACAACATACTTCATGTCACCAATAGTGGTGCATTCGACATCTGCATCAACGGCATCTCCTAAGTCTTCAATGGTGTGAGCCGCTGCTGTGTTTAGAAGCAGGCCAAGTGCTGTTAGGTCACTTTCAGACAAACGCTGCACTACGCTGATACCAGCCTTAGCCAGTGTAGCGGCGACCACTTCATTTACATGGTCTCTGACAAACACTGCCCCGCCTTCAGGAAGACGCTCTATGATAGCCTCTGCTTTCTTGACCCAAATATCCCTAGTCGTAGTTTGTTGATACTGCTGATATTCTGCAGCAGAGCCGAGTGATACCTGTACGTTGTCTTCATTCTTCTTGTTACTGAGTCCAGTATTGATTAGCAACGCTTTACCCTGTACGGTTGGCATTGCAGGTAGCATGAATTCCTTGTGTAGTACCACACCGGAGAAGCATGTTGAATCTTCAAGTCCTCCACCGGGCTGACACAGGACACGGATGCGCTCAAAATCGCCTCCGGCCAACTCTGCGGCCTTGACACATAGTTCACTGACGTGCTCCATGGCAGACTCTAGTGACTTACCTGTAATCGATGTCTGAGCCACATGCTTTAGATGAGGCTTGGCTGACTCTGATAGTGATTGTATATGCTCTACAGCCCACTGTGCTGCTTGTCTGTAACCTTTACAGATTACGTTGGGGTGTAAGCCCTTTTCAAACAGTGATTCTGTATTACTCAGTAATTGACCTGCCAAAACAACTGTGCTAGTTGTACCATCGTAGCACATGCTTTCTTGTGTGTTAGCGGCTTCGATAATCATCTTGGCACCGGGGTGTGAAACGTCAAGTTCCTGTAGAATTGTAGCACCGTCATTTGTTACAATGACATTGCCACCACCGTCTACCATCATCTTGTCCATTCCCGCCGGACCTAGCGTCGTTCTAACCGTGTCTGCGATTGCTTTCGCAGCACGAATGTTCAGGCTCTGTGCTGTCTGTTGTTGCTCTCCATTGTTTACCATTCTACATCAAACTCCATCGGTATTTCTTCATTTCTCAATCTCACCCTTATATCACCTGCGTCGCTACAACGCTTAACTAGTGCGAGTATCAAATTTGCATCAGATATGCATTCTTGTATTATTTTGGCTTCACTGCCCTTTTGCCAAACGGGGGCATATATCTCAGTGTGTAACTGAGAGGACAAATCTGTGTCATTAAGGTTTATTTTATGACCAGTCAATGCCTTTAGTTCATCATCTATGTTTATGATATGGCTTTCAATATGGTCTATGATATCACTAGGTGTAAGTTTAGTGATTCCTGACCACGATAGTGTAAGGCCGTAATCCTGAGTATTCTTTAGAACTAATATCCCACCACTATCTACGATTGTAGCCATTTCATCTTGTATTCTTGAGTATCTAACAGGCTTAGAATTCGCATAAGATCGATGACTGGTGTATACAGACAAATAATTGTCCCCTGTAATCACCACTACTTCGGGAGCGTTTACCATGTGCGAAAATTCGCTACCATATGCAAACACTACGAAGTGCTCTCCTTTCATTCTTCTTCACCTGCTAGTGTTTTGATGCTCTCTTGCATTGCACCCATGCAGGCTAGACAGAAGTCGCAGAAATCTACTCTAAGAAGGCCAAAATATCCGCTGATTCCCTCCTCTTTGAAGGTAAATTCAGCGTTACACAGTGAGCAATTTTTCGTTGTCACTTACTGGCCTCCTTATTTCTGTGTTCTTTGAGCAGCCTTACGTACTTACTTTTCCCCTCACGGGTTTCCTCAAACAGACTTTTTCCCGCTTCGTTGTATTTGTTATTGATTCCGGGCATACTACTCAGATTCTCGTTTTTACCGAACATCTTCATAACTTCTACTTTCTTTGCCCATCCCGGCCCACGATTGTCATTGAAGTCGTATTGCTCACACCGCCAATAAGAGGATTTCCAACTGGCTTCTAGTTTCCTCTTGGTAGCACTTGCCATGCCTACTTTAACTTCGGATTCAAGCCAGTCAATTAGATTGTGATATAGGTCATACAGTATTTCTTTAGCCATGTCAACATGGTCGCCTGTAACGACCCATACACCCTCTATCATAGCCATGTGATGTGCCAATATGTTAGTGTAATTCTGTAATCCCATGATGAAAGAAGCACACACACCCTGTTTCTTAGGGTCCATGTTTTCTACTAAATCATAATAGTCATCAATAGCCTGATGCAATGCCGATCTATACGATGCATCGATTTCAAACATGTCATACATAGCATTCATAGTCCAACCTTCTTGTAATTCACGAGTAGATTGAATCCATTCGTCACCGCTTATCCCATTGATATCGAGAACTCTTTGTTTTAGACGTGTTTGGAGATTGGTGAAGAATTCAACTACCTCCTCGTAAGATATTTCAAATTCCACTTTGTTATGAACAGCGTCTGCTAACTCGTGAGCAATGTTTCTCTTCATTTCAAGTGTCCAGTGTCGCCAGTAAACCAACACTCTTTGGAAGATACCCTTGTCTAGTACGTGTTCCTTTATTCCCTGTGGAGGGAATGTAGTAATCCACAATGATACAAGAGATTCAATTGTAATAGTACCATCTTTCAAGTGCTTTGTCAGAAAGTTCCTACCTGTACCTGCAGCGTTTAGTGCTGATTGTAAGAATAGTACAGTTTGCTCTGAGTGTTGCGTCGGTTTTAGGATGATTGAACCTTCATCGAAGTTCATTCCTTTCGCCCCTGCTAATACACCGGGAGTTTGAATCAAATTGTCATCACTATCTCTGCTCCAAGACCCCACCATAGCCGCATCTGTACCTGTCGTGTAGTCTACACAATCTATACCTACGTCCTTCATGACCTTTTGAATAATTTCAAACGCTACAGATTTACCTGTCCTAGTATCTTGAATCCAAAACATGCTTACTCTAGGGTCAATGTTAGATGCTCCTATAGGCATCCTGACAAACGGTAGAGCCACCTGCCCTAAAATGAAGAAAAAGGACAATAGTCCCGGTATTTCGTTATCTTTCGATACTTCCCTAAAGTGTTCCAAATACCCTCTTAGAATTGGGTATGTCTGCATGCATTCGTAGTGTTCAACGCTGTGGTCTATCATATCTTTCCTCTCCCTTTGCTATATTTGCGCTCTACTCTTACCGGTTCCTCGCTCGTTAGAACCTCGATTAGTCGCTGTCGCAGAACAGAACCCATCCCTTTCACCTGTTTAACGGATTCGACGTGCAACATCTCTTCTATGCTACCACATCGCTCTAGTAACTTTTCGACTAAGTCTTGCCCAAAACCGGGCACTGCGAGCAACATGTCCGCTCTAACATCGTTAGTGCTGACTCTTGTTATTGCCTTTGCACCGTGACTAGATGCAGATGTGTGTAACTTTGAATGTAATTTCGTAATAAACATGGCCGCTTCGCTGTAGTTGTTGGCTCTCCATACGTGACAATCGAAATCTGCCATTATACGGGCAATGATTCCTGTAAGCGTGTTGAGTGATTTAGAATAGGTGGTTTTTCTACCCTGATTGTTTGCTATTTTGACATACTTTGCTAGATCTCCGTGGATTACTAGGAAGACCCTCTGACAATTAGCGTCTAAATTTTCCATTTGGCGCATCAAGTGCCCTGAGTATGTAGATTGAAACAAGTCAGAGATGCTTTTACACTCTATATGTCCATCTCCGGCTTTGTAGTCACCCATGCCCTGCAGAAACGCCTGTTTTACAGGTATTCCCTGCCTCTCTGCTGCTCTAACTACAGCATCTTTCAACGGGCCTCTTTCATTGGAGTCAATTATGAGAGGTACTTTCATTTATATTCACCTCATTCAATTCCCAAACACAGAGCCTCACTCTAAAACCCTGTATAGAGGCCTCATCTACATGACCCACCTTCCTAAAATAAGGGTACTTATTCAAAATTTGAGCAAGTGTACCTTTTGTTGGGTTCTTTGAATAGACCCGCCCACCTCTTAATTGAATTTGATTTTGCATAATTGTGTATATCTCATTAGTCGACAATTTGTCACCGTTTTCTTCAAACGCCCTAAATATACGCTTGACTGTGTTTGTTATAGGATAATTAATTTTATTTTTTGTCATTCTATAGCCCCCGTTTTGTCCCAATATCTACATTTAC